GTTTGGGACGCCTGCCCTCTAGAGATATCACCGGCCTACCCCCTGCCGTACCGCGTTGGCATGGGTTGTGCCCTGCCGCGACCTGCCCCGTTGCGATTCCTCGTGTGTTTTCGCATCAGAACACGCCTGACATAACGGTTGGACGTTCGAGTCATCCTCGGTTCCGCCTTCACCTAAGGGGATGATGTGATCACGTATGACTGCAGCCCGTGTGCGTCCAGCCTGTAGACAGGCCCTACACAAGGGCTCACGCCTAAAGAGTTCCTCTCTTAGACGCTGGAGGGTGGTACCACGGATGCGCTCAGGGGCATATGGCCTGCGTGCATTCCATCCCTGTGCAGGGGTGTGCTGTGGACAGCGTCCTCTCTTCACCTTGGTAGAGCACCCCGGTTCTAAGCAGTAGCGCAGGGAAGCGGTTGGCATCGCTACCCTACATGCACGGCCCGACGTAGGTCCATCGACCCATAGCCCAAGACTTCCTCGAATCCGGCATCCGTGCGCTTGAGTTCCCAGTGGGCCACGCCTGGCGCCACTTCCGTATCCGTGTCCGTGTCAACCAGCGTGACACGCGCCTTTTGCGTATTCACCGATGGTGAGGCGTTGAACGTGCCCGAGATCGTGCCATTCGCCAGAATCAACGCCGCACCGTCCGCATCATCCACGTGCCGCTTAATCATGAAACTGAGCGTCCACCCTGTGATCTCCCGAACCGTGGTCTTTTGCGCCGACGTGTAGACGGTGAAATCCCAGGACTTGTCCGTCCCAAGCCAATACTGCAACGGGGTTTCAATGAGGCCGTCAAACCCCATGTGCTACTCCGACAACAGCGACACGACGTCGACCTGAGTGACGAGCAACCCCACGGCAGAGACCATCGGGACATCAGGCGCGACGGCGGCGACGAGCGTCGGCCCGCCGCTGACCGCATCCACGCCCGTGGCTGGCGACAAAAGACCGCCAAGCACAAATTCTGCGTCAGCGCCAATCAGGAGATACGCACCAGGACTACCCGCCAGCGCATACCCGCGGGCGGTCGCAACATCAGCCCCTAACAGGCTATACGCGCCAGACGCGGCATCGGCCACCAGGCCACGCACCAGCGCGGCGGGCGCGCCAGACACAAGATAGACACCCGGCTCAAGTGTGAGAGCATAGGCACCCAGGAGTGACGCGGCGGCGCCGTCGATCGCGTAACTACCAGCGGCGGCGTTGAACTCAATGCTCTTAAAGAGCGTCGCCGCCGCGCCGTCGATGAGATAGCTGCCAGGTGAGGCGATAAACGGCCGTTCCGCCAACACGCTGGCCGAGACCCCTGTAATGGCGTAACTACCTACATCCAGCAACATCTCGCGCGACTTGACGAGGGTCGCGTCAGACCCGTTGATGACATACGACCCGGGAGAGGCCAGAAACGGCCGGTCCACCAGCAGCGACGCACTGGCGCCCGTGAGGCTGTAGGTGCCGGCCTCCGCGTGGAATTCGATGCTCTTGAAGAGGGTGGCATCGGCGCCGTTGATCGTGTAGGCGCCGAGCTCAGCATTGAAGGCGAGCCCGCGTACTAAACTCGCGTCGACGCCAGTAACGTCGTACGTGCCGGACGCCGCATTGATGACTCGCTCATAATGCGGCGTCATCTCGACGCCGGTCAGGGCATAGGCCCCGGACGCCGCCAGCAGCGAGTACCCGATGAGCGTGGCGGCCGCCATGCCCACCACCGCGTACGATCCAGGCTGGCAGTCCAGCTCGTAGTTCTGGAGCGGCGCCGCTGGCGTCAGTTTCAGAGGCCCGGTGGAACGTAATTGTGGAAAGGACACGCTATCGACCTGTTACACCAAATCGGCCTGGGTCAGCGTAAAGCTCATAATGCTTTCGGCCGCACCGTCGGCACTGCTTAATGACCATGCCGTGACGATGCTCTATGGTATCTGGCTGTAACACCTGTAGATTGCGCTCATCGGCGCAACACGGCCGCAGAATGCCGTTCACTTGTGTCACTGGTTCCATGAGTTCTTAGGCGAGCGTGAAGATCGTCCCAGCCACACCAACCGCCGCGTTGTTGAATTTGATGCTGAACGATTCGCCGTCGTTCAACGTCACCGCTGACCCGTAATTCCACCAGTTGATGAGCGGGTCGATATTTGGGGAACTCGGCGTGTCGTTGTAATGCACGACGTATTGAAATGGCCCGATTTGCCCACCACTGGCCGTGATCGTCAGACTCACACCAGTCAACGTCACCGTCGTCGTGCTCCGCGTCGAATCGTTCTGGGTATCATTCCCCCCAGCGGAATAGCCGTTGCCTGCCGAAATCTCGGCAAGATCGGCCTTCACCGCGTCGAGCTCGGCGTCGGGCGTGGCGTTCGACAGGTACACCTTAGTAGTCTCCGTCGTGCCAAACAGATCATGCTCCTTGTTCATAAGATGCTGAACAAAGGCGTTGAATTTGTTGTAGCTAGCCACGGTTTGACGCTCCTTCTGTGCGTGTCGGTTAGTTCATCGATTCAAGTAAGTAGTGCATCCCGGTCGCGGTGTTGCTCGCGCTTTGCGCCCCGTGCTGAATCGTTACCGCGAGCGGCCAATCCACGGTGAGATCCACATCGACGGAGTCGGCCGGGCCGGTCTGCCCGCCGACCGTCATGGGGGCCACAGCGGGCGCTCCAGTCGCCGAGCCGATCGTGGGGGCCGTCGCCGCGAAGGCTTTGGCTACGCCATCGGCGAGCAAATTGCCGAGCGTACCGTTGGCCCTAGTCATCACGTTGACCGTAAACTCAAAGTACCCATTCGTGATCGAAACAAGCAGCGTCACCGTGCCGGTCGCGCAGAGCACGTTGCCGCCGACGCCGTTGTAGCGCACACGGTAGACGTGCGTGACGGTGCCCGTGGTCGTGCTCCACTTCCCGCCCACGGTGATCCGGAGGCCTCGGCCGTTCTCCATGTAGTTCGCGGGGATCGTGACGTTGGGAAAGAGGATCGTTTCAGAGGTCGTGTTCGCGACCGCAGTCCCATCGACCGCCGAGCCGTAAATCAGTTCCTGCCAGGACTGCCGTGAGTTCACAATGGGCGGGAACTGGTACCGCGACGTTCGCTCCAGACCGAGACGACTCTCAAGGACGTGCAGCCGACGCCAGAGCAGCTCACGATCGCTGCGCTCAATGCGATCGAGGTCGAGCCCGGAGCCTTCACAGCGGCACGTCGTCGCGTGCGAGACGCGTCGACCCTCCTGCAGCCGGAACACCTTCCCCAAGCCGGAGCAGGGGTGACAGCGCGGCCCGAGGTCGCCGTACACATTACGGTGCGGCCGGTTCATGGACGCCGCAATCAGTGTGTCGAGATTCATCGTTCGTAACTCCTCAGCCGACGCTCGCGCCGACGCGCTTGTAGTTGTCGATCACGTTACTCGGCAGTGGCGTAAAGGCCGCGACGACCGCGCCCCAATCATCGGACGTGCCGAACGTCCAGTTCAACGTGACCGACGCGTGCACGGCTTGCTCGAGGTATTGCGAGCCTTCCCCATGTGCCCCGTCGTCGTTGTTGTTGATCGCCGTGCCCGCCTGCGCCGAGGGGTTCCAGGTTTGCCAGCCGCCCGCCGTAATCGCGAACAGGAGTGCGCCATCGTCGCCTGTCGTCACCGCGCCCGGCGTCGGATTCGATGACGTGGCATTGCCACCGTTCGCGCTGTCAAAGGCCACGCGCTTGTTGTTCGGGTCCTGGCCGAGCCCCACCGTGTAAAAGATCGTGAGTGCCCCGGTGTTCGGAATCGTGAGCGTCTGTGTGCCTGGCTCCGGGTTGAGCAGGTACCAGATCTCGCAACTCGCCTCAGGGGAGGCGGCGGCCTTCTGTGTGGCGTTGGCCTGTGTGAACGTTGCGGAACCCCACGTTGGCGCCCCACCCGCCCGGTCCGTCGCCCCGTTGACTTTCAGGAGCAGCACGACGACCCGGTCGCCCGTGTTGACGGTGTAACTAAAGGTGATCGGATTCGACGCGCTTGACGCCCGCGCTTGCCCGAGTGCGTAGCGCAGCGCCATCAGCGGGCAATCCCCGGTGAGAAGGGCGCGGGCCGGATGTTCGGCTCAAAGGCGCGGCTCCACGGATTACCGAACGCGAGCCACCCGTGCCACTCAACGGCAGACTCGGCGGCCTGGTTCGCATCGACGACCATCCTGAATCCATCGTTGCTGACTTTGTCAAGGTCATACGCGGTATAGACCGTGCCGTCCACGTTCGGGATCACGCCAATCTGGTCATACTCCACACGCGATTGCACCGAGGCACTCGCCTGATTGTGGAGCGCGCAACTCGCCAGGCAGAGGCGGTCGGTCGGCGAGATGCCTGAGCCCAGGACCATGTCGGCCACGGCCCGCCCGGTATCGGAGACGTTCTCGTTGTCGCCGACCGTCATGGTGTCAATACCAATCGGCTTGAAGGACAGCCCCGACACCGTGGCCTGCGCCCCGGCGGTCTGCGCGTCAATAGTGAGCTCTCCGCATCGCCACAGGCCGCCCTGAATCACCAGGTAGATGTAGCGCCGATCCGTCGTGCCCCGCTCGTCCCACTCAAGTTGGAAGGCATCGGTCTGCCATTGAAGAAAGCGCGCCCGCGCCGAGATGTCCGCGTTGGTCCCACCGATCAGGAACATCGCCAGACACTGCGCGTCCGTGCCGTATTGCCCGGCGACCGAATCAGCCACGTTGTCGCGTGAATTGTGCGCGGTGACGATTTGGCGAGCCGCCCCGCCGCCCGTCATGGCGTAGCCCGCACACATGCCTGCATCGGTCCGCTCAGCAGTCGGCGCAGCGCCTGTGGCCTGCACGCCCGCGAGCATTAGGATTTGGTCGTTGTCGGTCGGCGTGACGCCGGTCACGGTGTAGGTCTGTGTGCCGGTCGCGGCGGGCTCGGCGAAGTCACCAACGAAGGCTTGCGTATTCGGGCCGCCCCACGCTTGCCACATCACCGTCAAATCGACGGGCGCCTGGTCATCCACGACAAGGACGAACCCGTCGTCATTGACGCTATCGAGGTCAAGTAGACCGTCCGCGGCCGGGCCCGTGGCCGTGAGCGCCATCGCGACACAGTCATCGCGGAACCCGGCCGTGCAGACCATCGTGGCGACGTTGTCCTGGTCCTGCGTGCCGACGCAACGGCGTGCAGAGGGGCCAGCGGCGAGGCCGATGCCGCGGCGCAGATGTGCCGTCGCCGAGCCTGCATCGACAGCAGAGCCGATGCCTGCCGTGGTGAAGCGCATCGCCTGGGGCCGGAAGCCGAGCCCAGCGATCGCGTAGGTCGTCGAGGCCGCATCCGCGGCGTTCCATTGCACGACTCCATGCGCGTAGAGCAGCAACGCGTCACACTCCGAGCCGGGTTTTCACAAGCGCCACCGTGTTGAACGGCACCATGCGCACCTCGGCCAGCATCAAGACGCGCTCAAACTCAATCGCCTTCAGTTTCTTATTCTCAGCCGTCAACTCCGACGCAATAACGCTTTGCAACGTGGTCGCTTCCGTCGCTTCACTGGCACTGAGGCCAAATGTCGAGACGCCTTGCGCGCCGGTCATGTTGCCGAGGGCGATCTCCTGCATCACGCCCATAAATTGATGCACGCCTATTTTCTTAGCCGGGTCCGGGTCGAGTCCCATCAGGCGATCGTAGAGTGCCATTGCGTCCTCAGCGGGTCAGCACGACGGTGCAGCCGCGCGCATCGGTCGCGGTCACGGTCCAGGGATTGATACGCTGCTCAAGATGCAGGCTCACCGGTCGATTCACCCGGTAGTCCACGGAGCGCCGGCCCGTCGTGGCCGAGGGCCAGCGGGCGACGGTAAAGACGAGCGGGTCCGACGCGCAGACATCGGGCGGCGGCGCGGGCGGCTCAACGGTCAGGACGAAGGGCTCCGTCATGGCCGCGTTGACCGTGCGGATTTCCAGCCGATGGGCCCCTGGAGCCAAGACCGCGCCAGGGATGTAAAACTCGTGCAGCCCGTTCACCGTCGCCACAGGGACCGACAGCACCGCCCCATCAACATAGAGCCGCGGCCCGGTGCCCATGACCGCATCCGTCAGCGCCACAAAGGGCTGACCCGCCTGCACCCGACACGACTCCTCACAGACGACCTGCGCCTCAGCCCCGGACGCGTGCACGGCGAGGACCAGAAGGGCGGCCAGCACCCGCGTCCTCATTGGGCGCTCCGAATCCTCAACCGATACGACTGCACGGGCGTCCCCGTCGAGGTGATCGTGAGCGTGTCGCTGCCCATGTTGCCGGCCCCATCGAGGCACGTCACCGTGACCGGATTCACGCCAGTCGCGAGGGGCAGTATAGGAATCGACCACGCCGTTGTGCCGACCGTGGCCCCAGAGTGGCCAGTCGCGGTATTGACCCAGCTACAACTCGCAACACTGATGTCATCAACGGCCGATCCCGTCACGCGGTCAGCGGGCTCCGAGAGTTCAGCCTGCGTCGTCGTAAAGGTCTCGGCGCTCGTGGGCGTCAAGATCGTCACCGTGGGCGCGAGCACCGCGGGCGTCGCGGGATACTCATACGCGCCGATGTCATAGATACTGTTCTGCGGCCGCGCGAGCCCGTCGAAGTCCGATGCGACCTGTGCGACGGTGGCTCCTGCATCAATCGCGTCGCTATCGGCCTGAAGGTGATAATCGCGCGCGGCGGCATTCACGAAACTGGGGTCGCCGGTAATCCAGCCGGTCGCGGGGGTGGATCCGAGATTGTTCGATTTCGACGTGTTCTGGCCGAAGTCCTCCCACATCGGCGTCCCGTTATTGACAACAATGTTGTTCCGCACGATGGTGTTCGAGGCCCCAGCCTCAACCCGAATGCCGCCGACGTCCACGTTGTTCGCGATCGTATTGTTCGCGATCAGGTAGTTCGAACCACCGACAACGACGATCCCGACGTGCGTCGTCTGATTGCCAGGTAGGTCGATCCCATAGATCACATTGTTGTAAACCTGATTACCGATGCCGCCGTCGAGAAGTAACGCGGTCCCTTGGCCGCTCGTGTAGCCCGATCGCGTGATGTCGTGGAAGCGACTGTTGCGGATGATGTTATTGTCGGGGGAGTCGCCACCCGTGTTGTAAATCTGGATCGCCGCCCCCGAGGTGTTATAGACGTCCAAGCCCTCGATAATGCTGTCCTTCGTCATGACGTAGACCGCATAGGAGGTACACTGGAACCCGCAACCGCCTGTCGCGCCCCCACCATGAATCACGAGGTTTTGCAATTCAAATGCGCCCGTCGTAGCTGAAGCGGGGTTGTGACTACCAAGCCCGATGGACGCGCCGCCGCAAAAGCCCGAATTGACCTCGGCATTTTTGAACCGAATGTGATGGGGATCAGTGCCATTGTTTGAGGAAAACCAGATCGCGTAGCATGATCCGGGAATGTTCGCCACATTTGTGTTGTCGACGTTGATCCCATCGAACTCAAGGTAAGTGGCGGTCTCTAAGAAGATCACGCCAGAAAAGAACGGCGTCGTCGGCTTGATCCAGACGACCTCCCCGTTGTAGTTCGCGATCCGGTTCCGGCTCCCCGCCGAGGCGCCAGACGGCACGGAACTGATGTTTTCGTCGTAGGTGCCCGCGCGGACGAAGAGCGTGTCGTTGCCGCCATTCGCCAGACACGCGATCCCTGCGGCAATGGTGAGCTTTGGGGTGTTCACATTCTGCGCGGCTGTACACGAATTGCCGTTGTTCCCGCCTTGGGCACTCTTGGCGACGTGATAGGTGGCCGCCGACGCCACCGATGGTGCGGCGATCAAGAGCAGCGCCGCGATGCCTCTCCGTATGTGCGTCCTGTGCGTCATTGCCCAACCCCCAACACAAGTCCACGCGCCGCGCCCGTAGACGAAATATCTGTGGCGACAAAATCATCCAGTTCGATATTCGCGAGCGAGCCGCCTGAGTCCACGAAGGTCGCGAGGCCGACGCGCCCACTCGTAAGACTGCCGTCCGTCGTCGTGAGGAGCAGGTTGGCTGACCCGCCAATCACCTGATACAGATTGATGGTGGAGCCGATGACCTCACAGCGGAGGATGTGTCCCGCCGACCATGTCGAGGTCGTTTCATTCGCGAGCGTGACTTCGCTCCCGGCGGTGATTTCGGTGATGCGGGTATGGTCTGCCGCGTTCGCGAGGACCGTGCAGGTGTACGCGGTCTGTGTCGCTGGGGCGGTCATCCGCAACGACACCACCGCGACACCAAATGTAGAGGTCACCCATGAGGCCAGCGTGACCTCGCCGCGCTGGTCGTTCGTGATGGAGGTGGACGTCGATTCGACCGAGGCGGTGCCGAGCGCGGTGCCGCGGATCCGATTGCTGACGATCTGGAGATTGTTCTTCGCGGTGTACCCGCTATCCCAGCTCGCGCCCAGGTCGGTATTGTCCGCGCGCGTGAAGGCGTCACAGAAGGTGCCCGTGCAGGCGGGCGCTCCACCCTCCTCAGGAAACAGCGCAAAGACGGTCACGCTATCGACCGACGAGCCCGTCGTGAACGGCCCGAGTTCGTTGGTGAACGTGGCGATCTTATCTTGCACGACGCCGCCCGTGCCGCTCCCGCGCAGTGTCCACCCGGAACCAGGCGTGGTGCTGCTCGCGACCGCTCCGTACGTACCGACACAGGCCGCAAACCCCGTCCCCGATAAGCCGCCGCTATCGGCACACTGATGAACGGTGCCAGACGCATTGACGGCGATGTCGGTCACGATGCTGAGCGAGGCGCTCGCCCCGCTCAGTTCGTAGATCTGCACATAGTATCCGGTGTCACTAGCTGGGGCATCGATCGAGACTGTCGTCCACCCGCCCGTAATGTTGCGAAAGTGAAAGATCGTCGCCCAGTTGTCGTGATTGCCAGTGATCGCGTACGTCCCGTTCGTCGCATCAGAGATACTGAACGCCGCATGAGTGCCCGACCCGTACCGAATAACCACGACGACGGTATTGCCGGTGGTCGTGTTGCCTCCGAACGCGATCGTGTTATCGCCGGTCTTGTCGCTGCCGCTCGTCTGCGTAATCGTGACGGCGGCCTCCGCTGACAGCGGGAGCGCGCACGCCAGCGCGACGAGAAGCCGGATCAGGACGCGGGTCACGGCTTGTCCTGATAGCCGACGTTGCACGTGACCTCGTTTGCCGCGAGCGCGGTGTTGTCGTTGTCGGCGACCGCGCCGGTTACACGAATGCCGATGCCGATGTTAAAGAGGGCGGCGTTTGGGAGCGGCACGACAAAACCCGCCGCGTTCGCATCGCCGGGAATGAACGCGCGCAGTTTGATGTTGGCGGTATCACCCGTGCCCGGCGCCCCGGTCTGGTCGTACAAGCGGAGAAAGACTTCCGCGGTCCCGCGGTTGAAACAGACGATGTGCCAGACCCAGCCGCTCGAGCCGTGAATCTGCGCAGCCTGCACCGCGGCGGTGGACAGGAACGAATAGGGGTCGGCGCCGACCGCGACCGGCGCCGCATTGTTGACTTTCGTGACGTTGACTGGCTGCTGGGCCTCGAGCGCGAGCGCCGCGACCGCGGCGAAGACGAGCCCGAGCACAACGCGACGGTTACACATACCCCACCTCAAACGCTGCATCGTTCAGCACGGTATCTGTGGCGCCCGTATCAGCCATATCGGTGGCCGCGAGCACCGCCACGATCGTCATGGCTAAGCCGGTGGTAAATTGCTGCCCCTTCCCTGGCAACCGCACCGCCAGTTCGCGCCCCGACTGACAGACAAACGACGCGACGACGCCCGACCCCGCCGTGGGCGAACTCGCGCTGTTGTGAAAGCACACCTTGACCGGATACCCCGCATTGTTGAAGCCGTGTACTGAGCGCAGCCGGGCGGACGAGGCCTTGATGACGACGGGATTTTTGGAGGCCGCGGTGACGACATGATGAAATGAGCAGTCCCCCATGGCATCGAGCCACGCCTTCAGCGCGGTGTCCGTGCCATCTGTTTCAATGAGGCTGACTGTCCGCGCAGACGCGCTCGGGACGCCCAGGATGGTGACGACGATATTCGTCGCGCTCCCCAGCGTGAGCGAGACACAGCGCGAGCGAAAATAGAGCCAGGGCGCGCCGCCGCCAGGCTTCGCCTTGCCGTCGCTGTCGGTCAGATTGCTGTGTGTGGCGATCGTGGTGAAATTCGTGTTATCGAGACTGCCCTCGAGCACCACATTCCACGCCGCCGCCGGCGCCCCAGTGCCTTTGACCTGGATGCCGAATCCTGACAACGCCTGCCCGGAGACGTCGACGGTCGTCCCGTTCCCCGTCCCGGTAAACGTGTCCGAGCGGGAATACTTGTCGTGGAGCTCAATGAGGGTACGTGCGCCTTCGGCCCCGGCATAATCTGACCGGGCGAGGAGCAGCAATTTGACCGTGTCGCCAGAGAACGGCGCCTCAACAGACGCGCCAAAGAAGTTGCCGGACGCGCCGACGAGTTCGACGTTATCAGCCACAGGCGTTCAGGGAAGACACAGCGGCAGAGACCCTACCGGCCTCTAACTTACAGAACAGATCGCAGTGAGGAAGGGAACGAATGAAAAAGAGAGTGCGCGTTGACCGCCCGCGCGCGCAATGGTGGGTTTTTATTTTCCCGTTTTTAGATCACTTTCCCGTTTTCTGTGACTCGTGGAACACTCAGGCCCTGCGTTCCACAATTTGCCGCTGCTCAAACGCAATTAACTCCGTGACGGCAATCTTGCGACGTCGGCCGAAGCGTGCATAGGCCAGTTTCTGGTCGAGTAGATAAATGTTCAGCGTCTTGCGGTCGACTTCAAGATAATCGGCCGCGACGGCAAGACTCACCCACCGCTTCGGATGTGTGGCCGGGTCCACGATGCGCGGTTCGGCGCTCCGACGTCTACTCATGCGGGCGGCTCCGGTCCCTCCCCCAATATTTCCGCGAGCGCTATAAATTCCAGCGCAGCCCGGTAATCTGCCTCGCATTCCCAATGCGAATCGCAGCAGTAGTCCGCCCATGCCTCTGGCGTCCATTCACCAAAACTGGCCTTTTCTCGCTCAGACGGTTCGCCTGTGGCCGTCCAGAACTCGATGATTTCGCGACCGTCAGCGTCGAGGACGTGTGTTCCGTAATACTTGCCATTTAAGTCCTCAAGCACGAGAGGGCCGCGCCATCGCCGCGCTAACTCTGGAAATTGCTTCTTCGTCAAGCCGGCTCCGGTCCCTGAGAAGCGCCAGCTAGACCGAATTTCGCTGCAATCCGTTGGCGTACGCCCTCGTCTGATTGCATGTTGATCCAGTCAGCCGCACTTTCGTAGCCAAGTTCACGATACCGGCCGCGCGAACAATCGCAACCAGGATCGAAATACAGCACACCATCGCCACCGACGAAATAGTTCGTCATGTAGCCGCACAACGAACAGGTGTGATGCTCCACGTAGGTAATATTCGCGGCCTGCATCGCATTCCGCACTTGTTCTGCCGTGACGTTACTCATCTACGGTCCTCCTGGGGCGGGCCGCCACAACTGCAAGAAGATAAAGGACTTTGCGCGAATGGTCAGCCTGAGAGTCATCCCTCTGCTCTTGCCTCCGCAGGGACGGCAAGGAGAGTCATGCCCGCAGGCTGTCGCGCTGCCTCATCGATCCAGATGCGTGAATCTCCACACGCTTGGCCACGCTCTCTCAAGCAAGCGACCCAGCGCATAGAACGGGTACATCACCGCAATAAAGAGACACGTCATCAGCACCATGAACGGCAGCATCACGTAATCAAACCCTTCGCGGTTAGGAGTAACCGTTGCTGCCTTCGTCTCCGAGCCCTGCGCTGCGGTAACAATGGCCTCACGATTAACTTTCGAGCCGTCCATTCGCGTATCCTCTTAGTCTTTCTTTTCTATCACTTGCGGGCGGCCTACGAGGGCGTCGGCTAATTCTTGCACCTTGATTGCCCAACAGTTGTCGGCATGTGGCTGCACTGGCCCATTCTTGCCGTTCACATCTTGCAGGCAATACCAGCAGTATTCCGAGTCGCTGTTGGTATCCTCTGCAATTCGCTGGCGCACCTTCGCGATCAACGCCTGCACGGCGTCGGCTGGAGATGCGCCCGCTTTCGACACATGCCAATCGGCTTCGCGCTTCAGAAAATCCCGTAGTTCTGGTAGCACATCCTGACAGACCGCCTCAGCGTCCATGTCCTCAGAGCACAACTCCGCATCCAGGCGATCCACCGCCTCACGCAGCACGGCACGTAAACGTGATTCTTCCTGTGGCGTGGGCGCTCGCTCGGCGCGGAGAGCCGCATCCACAACCTTACACCGAACAGTGACGCGCAGGTTTGCGGGATGCAGGCATTCTCTTGGCCCGCAGTGGCACATTCGCGGGTCCTCGACCGGCTGGGGCCGGCGGGCGTCGGGCTCAGTCATCGCCGATGGCTCGCCAAGTGAAGCAACATTGCTATTGATAACGCGAGGATCCCAATCGTCTGCAAAGCGTCCGTCATCGATCCAGTCATCGATCCGCCGTCCCCCTACTTGAGCAGTAATCGCACAGCACGCGGCCGTTGATGACATTCTCGTTGCCGGGAATGCCGCCTCTTGCGCCCTTGCACGCTACGCAGTTGTCACGCACCGCGTAGGTGGGCACCAGCGCGCTTTCTCCGGGCTCCAGCCAGCGATTACGGCCTCCGAGCTTCGTGCGGGTAATCGCGCGAATCCTTAACCGCTTCGGTGTCTGGCCGATAATCTCCACGCGCGTGCGGGTGTTACCGCCGTAGCCAGACAGCGCGAGTTCACCTGTAATCTTGCTCATCTCGGCGTCTCTCCTGATGCGGGATCAGCCGCCGCGGCATCTCGCTTGTGAATGTCCCAGAGCATGACGAGCGCCTTGTGATCGCGCGAGGGGGCGCTACGCCAGCCACACGAACACGTCGCGCGGTCGTAGCCATCGTGGTAGTAGTAACCACCATCCCCGAAGGTGCATTGGTCGAAGCCGGTCATTTGATGCGCTCGCGTTTTAGTTTGAGTCTGCATGGCCCTACTCCTGCCCTGGGGCCGGCGGGCGTCGGTCATCGGGGTTGCTCCCGAAAGAAGTCGGCCATCGCGGTATGCAGATTCCGCATCGCGCCCCACTTGATCCCCATGTCCCAGTTTCGGGAAAGCCGTCCACGCGCGCAAAATCTTCTTCCTTCTCTTCTTGCATCCTCAGTCGCCTCACAGGGGGATCGCCTCCCCTGCTCCACTTTTCCATCTCTTGTAATCACCGCCGCGGGTGAGCTGGGCGCGATTTCCCGCGTTTTGCTATGATTTCTCGCCTTTTCAAGCGGCGACGATATTTTGCCTTCTTGAAGTGGCATCGCAGTTCCCAAGCGTCTACACGTACAATTGGAGGTATGGGTGCGGCCATGATTCGCGAATCCGAAGTCAAAGATCAGCTTGTCGCCGTTCGGCGCAACATGATGTCTCTTGCAGAATTTGAGCGGTGGCTTGGACCCGCAAGTTGGAACATGCACAGCGATAGCCTGCCTAGCGACGTGGAATTCGTGTCCTTGATTCATGTCTTGCTGTCGGAACGAGATGACCGCATCCTTGACGAAGCCGGACTTCGTCGCGAACTGTTGTCCCTCATCGATGGCTACGTCCCGTATTCCCACTGATAGAACTCGAGCCGAGCTGGCCCCAGATACGTCCGCAGCTTGTTCCGCGGATTCTCGAGCGCCCACCAGAGCGGCATCTGCACCAACACAATCCGGTGACAGGCATCGACCACACTCAACGACTGCAACATCTCGGCTTCAGTCGGCATATACCGATTGCGCGCGTAGCTCCAGACCGTGCATGGCGGGGCCGCGAGAATGCCGTGTATCCGGCCCTGCTTCGCCTGTAATAAACGAACGTCGCGGCCATCAGTTACCGGGTCAATCACCAACACGTCGTATCCTGCCTCCGCATACGGCCGCGACCATGACCCCGTGCCGCCGCACAAATCTAAAATTCGCAGCATGAGGTCACAGGGGGATCGCCTCCTCCCCTCTTAGAGAGTTTTCAGTCGGCCGGAGCCTCACCTTCACCGCACGGAGGCACGGTCGGGCCGTTGGGTCTCCATCAACGAGCACCTGTTGACTCCAACCGACCGAATTCAATCTACTTCTCCAAGCTGTGCCGCCTTCACGTCTTCGCCGTCATGCGTCGCCGTGAACGTCGCGGGCGGTGGACTGACCTGCAACAGCGTCGGGTACTGCTCCCGCAGATGCTTTTCGCAGGCAATGAACTGTCGCCCTTCGTGCCACTTCCCGAAGTACGCCCAGGCCGGCGCCGTGATGAAACAGGCATCGCCGAGCGCGCATTGCACACGACCTCGCACCCGTTGCCAGCGGTACTGGGGATGCGATGGGGAGCGACGATGCCCGCGCTTCCTCATGAGACGGGCTCAGGCTCCGGTAACGCCAAGGGGCGCTGACCCACGCCGAGGTCCGCGATCTTCACCTGATGCGCCTCCCAGCACTGACATCGCCGCACCCGGCTCACCCCGTCCGCATCCAGGACCGTATCCCAGCCCGTGCCCTGACACTCCGCACAGGCCACGAACGGATGCGCCGCGAGTAATGCGGCCCGCGCCTCGTCCGCGAAGCGCCGGAGCTCCGTGACCTTCGGAAAAAACCTGGCGCCAGACTTCCCCACCCGATCGACCGCGGCCGCGAGTAGACGCACCGGCACATCTGCAAGCGCGCGGAAGTAAGCCCGCTGTGTCGGCCCATCGAACTCGGTTTGCATCGCCAAGGCGAGCGGCACAAGCAGGGCCACGCATTCTTTCTGTGTCATGACTCTTCCCCCATGAGTTCCGCCGCCGCCGCTAAGGTCCGCGCCGTGCGGCTGGAGACCTGATCTCCAACTGGCGGGTTCGGGTCGTGCTCTTGTTCCCACTTACCGTCGCGTAACCAGTTCTCCAGCAACGGGATCATGCGCTTGACCCGCCACTGATAGCCGAGTTTCTGGTTGGCCAAGTTCGACAACATGCGGCCAAATGTGGACTCTGGCGACGCCGGGCCTTTGTCGAGTTGGGCGATGAAAGCCACATGCGTCCGTTGGCCACTTGTCACGCTCCCAGGTGGATACAACACTTTCAACTTTTCGAACGCAAGGTCATAGCGAAACCCCTGAGATGTATCTGAGATGATCTGAGCTGAGTTGTATTGAGATGAGATGAGATGAGATGGGTTTTCACCATGGTTAGGCTCTCGCGTAGCGCAAGGTTTCTCGAAAGGTTTACCTTCATGGTTAACCTTTAAGGTTTCAGCGGATGGTCTCCCGCCGAGAAATCCACCGTCACCGCGACGCCGCTTCAAGGCTTTGATTTCTGCGGCCGTCCGGTTGTGATTCGCGTAGTCATGGATCTGCCACCCGCCGTCAACCTCATCCCATAAGCCAACTTCCACCAACTTCGCGCGCAGGCTCTTCGGCGCCTTCACGCCGAGATACGGCAACGCTTCAAAGGGAATAAATCCGTCTGTCAACCCGTCCTGGCTATACCCGACGCCGCACAACCAGAGCCACGACGCCGCCGGGCCTGCCATCAGAAACTTCTTATGGGTCCGCACGCTTGCTTCCACTTGAATGTGCGCCATTGCCGCCGCCCCACCGTTACGCCCCCAAAGGACGAGGGCTCGTGTTACACGGTTTGTGTTACCCGCCTATCCTTTGAACAATTCGCCGAGCTGGTCATAGAGCACCCGTGCCCACGGCAACGCAATCCTGAGCGTCACTTCGTTGGCGTGCTGTTCACGCGCCTGAAAGCGCACCGTGACCACCGCATCCTCTTTGAACCGTCGTGCCCGAATCCCCGTGCACTGCAGTCGTAACCGTGGTTCCCCGATCATTTCCACCAAGGCCAGGTGCATCGCCTCGATGGCGTTCGGCGCCGACAGTTCCCGTTCCATCACCAGACCAACGCCCCTACCAATACGCCGAGCAGAAAGATCGCCAACAACGTGAGCCGGAAGACCCACTCGACATATGTCCAGAACCAGCGCTGCCAGGTCATTCCGGCCTCATCCGAGCGGTGCGCCGGCATCGAGCCACAACTTGACGGTTTCTGCACTCGCCTGCAGGCCCGCGAGCTGCCTACGCAGTGCTTCGCGCTCAGCCGGTTTCAGTCGACGCATCTGACGAGCAGTACTCTCAACCGTACGGATGGCGACCACCATATCGGCCAACGCATTCGCCACGTGGGCATAGACCGTGATGCCGTTGAGTGGCGCGTCGGTCGGCATCACGCCGCCGCCTTGCGAATGCGAAACGGCTCTTTCCCCTCTGGCACCATGCGACGATTCCAATGGAAAAACAGGGGCTTCCGTGCGTCGCATCCCTCAACGTGCAGCGCGTGCGTCTGGAGCAGCTCGTGTTCGAACGCCGTGACGGTGATGATGCGCTCCGGCTTGAAGACCCAATCGGGCCGGACCCGGCGTCCTTTCAGGTGATGATGTTCACGCCGCACGCGCGGGTCGGCCGCACCAGGTTTTGTCCATGCGCCGCTGACCACGCTGAAACCGCCATCCCGCAAGTCGACGTCGGTGTACGCCTCTTGCAGACGGGCCGTATTCGAGACGCGCTTGCGGTGCCTAAGCAATCCGCCCGGAGATCCTTTGCCGAACTTGAGCACGCTCCAGTCGATGCCCATCACCACACCTGTTCGCTCTCGGCGTCCTGCTTGAACTGATGGAGCCAGCGCCCTGATACCTTGTGATCGCGGCGTCTGAAGGTGCGCTCCCACCAGCCGTAGAACTGCACGGATTGCCGATCGCGCCAGCGACGGAACCACGCCCGGCAGCGACGCAGACTACGCAGCCGGATCATCCGAATAACTCAGCGCCTTGAGGCGGCGCATCACTTCGTCATGCTGCTGCTGCCGCTGTTCCTGTCTGACCTCCACGCGGTCGATACACTCACCAATGAACCAGCAGGCCGCATAGAACCCGAGGCCGAGCAGGCAGTAACAAAGAAAGTCCCACATCGTGGCGGTTCCTTTCCTTTAAGCCGCCGTCCGCTGCCATTCGTCCGGAAATCGAATCACGAGCCCGAACTTCTGCGCCGCGAACGGAATCAGCCAATCGATGAAAAACGTGCACTGCTCTTTCGTCATGCTCGACGTATGCGGCATTACCGGCACATCGCGCCCCGTGAATGCGTTCCGCTTCCAGCCCCAGCACTCGCCCATGAGCACGAGCTTCGTGGCTTCAATCGAATCGCCCATCTCAGCCGCGATCCGTGGGAACGGCTCTGCATGAAGGTAAGCGTTCTGATCGAGCGACCGTTGCGCGTCATGCTGGCGAATGACGATATCGAATTCCACTCCGGCGTACTTCCGCAGGAACGCGAGAATCTTCCCGCGCGCCTGGTCGGACACGTGTCCTTCGCTGTTCGCGCGCACCGTGAGCTGAAAGGGCGGCACGTTCATCGGAATCCGCCGCGCTTGAACGACTGGTAGTTATAGGAGCGCCCTACTTCCGGCTCCTCGTTGTAACGCGCAGCATCGTCGGCATCACACGGACCACACAGAACAGCGTACGTACTGTTGGCTCGAAACGGGCGCCCGCATTCGACGCAGTCCCGGAGATGCGTGCCCTCGCCAATCGGGGCCTGCCGTGCGCGCTGTCGACGCTCGTCGCGCTCTTGCTTGAGGAGATGCTGATCAAGCGCGCGCATATTCCGAGAGAGACCGCGGAGGCCACCCATCAGAGCACTGCGGCTTCCTGCGCCCGCGTCGCCTCTTCAGTGAGCGTGTCGCGACAAATGGTGAGCAGCGCGGCCGCGGCCGTCGCGTCCGTCAAGGCGTTGGCACTCGGCCCTTCCCGCACTTCGTGCTCAAACTTTCGCAGCGCCGCCAGCGCCGCCTCAAGTTGCTCCAGCGACCGGGATTCAACCGACGCCCAGGACCGGGTCGCAAAGAGCGTTTCGACCGTCACACGTTTCAGTTCTTTACTCCTGGCATCCTGTCCCGGCCACAGGGCCACGAGCGTGCCCTCGATTTCCTCCAGCGTGATTTGCACGCGTCGCACCCGCTGCGTATACGCCGAATCGCCGTTGCCATCGAACATCGCCGCGCTCGTTCGCCCCGAATCCACTGCGCGCTGTTCGGTCCCGATGGCAAGTTGCGCGAAGTGCGGCTGAAATGCCTTGAACACCTTCACGAAGTCCCCGGCCTTATAGGCGTTGATGTCCTTGAACGTGAAGGTGAGCCCGTTCAGCGTGCGCCACCGGTCTTTCAACACGTAGGCGTGATGGACAATCGAGCCCTTTTTCGTGCGGGCTTTTTTCGCCCGCCCAGCTTCCGTCTGGATTCCCTCCATTTCAATGAGCAGCGACGGCTCATACCCGGCCTCGGATTCCGACTTCATCTTCGTGCCGAGCTTGATGAGGTCGCCTTTCTTGCCGTTCTCGTCCTCTTCCCTGTCCCACACGTAGCCCAACCGGCCGCTCACAATGACGTGTAGTGACGAGTTCAGCATCAGGTCCGTCCACTTCCGCCATTCCCCTTTCAGTTGATCCATGTGGCGGAATTCCAGACGAGTGACGCTCAGCCGCTTTTTCAACGACTCGTTCAACTCCTGCCAGGGATGGGTATAGGAGTCCACGAGATACGCGCAACAGCCGGCGTCCTCGGCCTCGCGGAGCGCCGCTTTCATGTCCTGAAACGCGCGGCTCTTGACCACAAGCAGGTTCACGCCCTCGGCTTCGAAAATCGGCACGAGGTAATCGCTGCCGTTTTCCGTGTCGAGAAACGCGACGGGCTTCCCGTCGTGATAGGTCTTCGACAACCCGATCGCAATGAGCGCGCTCGTCGTCGTTTTGCCTGACCCTTGCGGCCCAAAAATCCCGACCTTCGCGGCGGCCTGTTCCACAGTGGCTTTCTTTAATAACGTCATCGCTTACGTCCCTGTCTTCTGATGGAGCGAAATCTGCTCATTAAAGAGCCCGCTCCGCTTCGCCAGCGATTTCACAAACGCCATCCGCCGCTGCGGGGACTGCCACACGCGGCCGAGAATCTTGGGAATCTCCCCGTCACAGAGCCGAATCACCTGTGAGGGGTCGCCCACTTCTTTGAGCGCCGTCCCTGTCGTTTTCAGCGCATCGCGCACCGCCGCCCCGAGTGAGAGTTGGGCTTCGGTGAGCGTCAGGTCGTCGGGCGATCCACTTTCTGGATGTCTGGTTTCGCCCCCGAGGTCCAATCGTTTGGGTTGCGTGACGCCGATGTGATCGCGGAGACTGTCGCTCGCCATGTCAGCGACTCCCAGGCGTCAGCGACTCCTCAGCGACCCGGCGTCGCCACATTTCATTCGCCAGATACACGGAGGCTTCCGCACTCTCTCGAGGACATTCCCACCCACGCGCGTCATGCTGGGTGACCATTGGCAGCGAGCGCGACCCGCAACTGCACAATGCGTAAAAATCCCCGAAGGCTCGCTCCACGCGCCGGGCGTGCAGTTCCGGACTCATCCCAATCACGCCAGGCCCGTCGTCATACCAGCCCAGCGTCCGCGCCAGCAGTTCACCGCGCGTGCGGAAGTCGCGATCGTCCGCGTGGCGCTGGGGGTTCGGTTCGTGGACCATGACTAACTCGCGATCGACAACCGTTGCCCGCGCGCCCCTTCGACATGTCGGAGCACGTCGACCTTGCGCCACCGGTAGGGATGTGTCTGGAACGGGGCAGGGACGAACCGCCGCTGTTGACAAAGCTTCTTCACCCCGCCGACCTTTCGCTGGTAGATGGCGGCCACCTGTTCTGCGGTTAGCGCCATGGGCCAGGTCGTGGGATCGCAGGCGTCGAAGTTGTTGGGGGTCATGACGCTCTCGCCTCGATGACCTGACCAAACACGAGCGTGCCGCGCCGAAGCTTGAGTGCTCCCTCAAGTTTCGTCACGGTGTCATTGCTCGGATTGGCTACGTCGCCGCGCTCGATCTTGCTGATGGTCGTCTGAGCCACGCCGGAGGCAGCCTCTAACTGCTCCTGCGTCCACTTCCGCGCTTCACGGGCTTCCCGAAGGGTCGTTTGCTTCACAACGCAGGAATGGTATTCTCATTGGAATACTCTGTCAAGGGTTTTCTATTCCGATGAGAACTGAGAAGTTACGACGACCCTCTCTATGCTTCCGTCCGTGGACTTCGATGCGGTGCGCGCGGCGCTACGCCGCGAACGCGAGGCACAGAAATGGAGCCGGGCGAAGCTTGAAGAGGAAACAGGTATTTCGGAGGCAACGATTTTTAAAATCGAAACGAAGTGGATTGATCCTCGCTCCAGACGACCGTACGTTCCCAGCGCAGATCAACTCCTTCGACTAATCACGGGACTACAGGGGATCAGCGTCGCGGAGTTTTTCGCAAGGATTGAGATTGAAGACAAAATGACCCAGGCTGTCACTCCCGTGGGATCACGATCTAGCGCATCAGAAGGAGGCCAGACCGATGACCCAGCGTCGCGTGATCGCCTTTCCGAACTCGAACATAGAGTCAAGGACTATGAAACTGCACTCAATAAAGTGCGGCATGTTGCCGGCGAACTCGTTAAGATTGCCGCCGTTCGCAAAAAAGGCCGTACTGCTCAGCGCCACCGCTCCTCATCTAGCGGAAGTCGTTGAAGAACTCGTCGATCAACTTCTCGCGGAGGTATCGTGATGAAACAACTCTCCCTCGTCGTCAGCCTCTTGGTTGCATCCCTCTCGCTCGCCGCACAGGCACCGCTCACGGACGAACAGCTGACGGCCGCCATTCGCGCCGGAAGCGACAAGAAGCACCTCAATACCCTTATCGCGGAATGCGTCGCGTCGCCCGGGTTCGGCGAGAGCCTAGGCGCGTCCTTTAATGCGGGCCTCAATCGGAGCGCCGTGACGAACACCGGCACCTACAAGGTCACGTTCACGTCCCATTACGGACAGGTCGCACTCGCCGCCGCCGAACGACAGCGCCGGTACCAGCCCGCGCCAACCATCGCGGACATTTCGGAGGACTTGCGGGCCCCACGCCTACATCTGTGGATCGAGCCACAAGGTGATTCCGCGGCTGTTGACCGCACGGTTGATCTCGCTGCCGTTATCGAACACGTGATTATCCGGGCCGAAGACCGGCCACAACACTCCGCCCAACCCGTCACCATGACAACAGAGCCGGTGGGCTTCACGAATCTGTTTGGCGCGCAATTCACCACGAACCGAGCCCTCGCCACGTTCGAAATGGAATCGGCGTTAACCCTCTCCAAAGAACGTGACCTGGAAGTCGTCGTGATCACGAAGGCTGGCGAACGGCGGTGCAACGTGAGCAAGGATCGGGTACGCCGAATGTTCGAAGCCCCGAAGTAGCCCCGTGCCCCGCACTGGCAAACGCCGCACGATCGCCCGCGGGGTGTACCTCGACAGCGGCGGCTTTGAAGTCCGCGTGATGGTCGGCGGCGTGCCCTATTCCGCACGGATGCCGAAGGACTCCACCCTGGACGAACTCAAGGGGAAACGCGCCGCGCTCGAGGCCATGGGCCGCACGGAATCGCCGCCCGTCGAGCGTGGCTCGCTTGCCGCCGCCGCCAAGCGGTACATCAAACTGATGCGGCATCTGGCGAGCTGGGAGGACCGCGAAGATCACCTAAACGCGTGGATTCAGGAACTCGGCGATGTGTACCGGCACCGGGTGACGAGCGCCCACGTGCTTGCCGCCCGCGTGCGATGGCTCTCCCAGCGCAAACCGCTCGCGCCGAAGACCATCAACCACCGGGTCAATACGCTTCGCCATCTGTACCGCACCCTGGACGGTCCGCAGGCGAAGACCCCGTGCGATGGCATTGAACCCTTGACCGTGCCGAAGACGCCGATTCAGCGCATCAGCAACGAACTGATACTCGCCGTCGATCGCCGGCTGCAGGAAATGGAGGCGAAGCGCACCGGCCCCCCGTGGAACGGGAAGACGCGCGCCCGGTACAGGGTATTCGTGTCCACCGGGAAACGGCCGTGCGAAATCATGCGGGCGCAGTCGGGCGATGTGAATCTGGAGGCCCGTGTGTGGGTGCCACGCGATGCCAAGGGCGGCTTTTGCCCCGGCGTCTACTTGAACGACGACATGCTCGCCGCGTGGCAGCTGTTCATCGCCGAGCACGCCTGGGGCACGTACAGCACGGGCAACTTTGCGCGGACGCTCCGCTCAGCCGGCTGGCCAGAAAAGGTCCGACCCTACCAGGCACGGCACACCACATGGATGCACGCGAGCGAGCAGGGCATAGACTTGGAAGACATCGCGGTCGGGGCCGGCCACAGAGACCCGCGCATCACGCGTCGCGTGTACGTCCCGGTCCTGAATAGCCGTCTCCAGCGGCTCGGCGAAGCGCTCGACGGGCGTTTCAACGGCTGGCCTATGGTTCCTGTTTCTGCTCCCACCCGTAAACAGAAGCGCGCATAGGCGTTACCGTAAGTGACCGCTTCTTCGACTCCCGCCGCCTCCACCATGCCTTTCGCGCAGGTTTTCTCAAAAGAATTCGCGCCTTTCGCCCGCAGCCCTCCCGGCACAAACCGTAGCGCACGTGGAAGAATGTGGAACATATTCAGCTAAGAAGGAATCGGATTATGGTTCCGACCCATGGTTCCGAAAGGCTCTTCGGCCCGCGTCACGAGCCACCGACCCGCAAAGCCGGGGTAGCCTTGCGCCCAGCGGTCAGCGCCCGCAAGCACGGGCCGAACTGGTGGTCAGCCGAACAGGAACGTGGCGACCCAACACGCCAGACCGGCGGCCGTACAATTCAGGCGACCGGTCGGCGCACTGAACGCCCCTAGCAGGAAGAACACGAAGGCGAGCACGAGCAACAAGGCATCAATTGAGAGCATTAGGTCACCCCATAAAATAGAGGTACGCGGCACCGACCGCGCACGCGATGAGCACGCCGAGACAGAACCAGGGGTCCGGGTCGTCGTCTTGAATGAAACTCATGGCCCGGTGATTTCGTTCCCGCTGACATCCTGCTCGACACGCCGCGGCCACGTTTTGCCGCACACGTTGCAGAACCAGAGGGTTTTCCACCGCTCAAGGAAGCGCGGGTCATCCTCTCCGCAGTGAGGACAGCGGAGCTCGGGAACTAGAGTTGCGTCCCGCTGTTCCACACCGCTTTCCAGGGCATCGCTCGTGTCGCGTCTGCGCGAAGCTGTACCAGAGGCGCAGACGCGCTGCAGCCGCGGCCTAAACGATCTGCGTGTACGTCGCCCACAACACCTTCCAAGGCGTGCTCCGAGTGTCATAAAGGACAAGGTTCGCATCCGACTGGAGATGCAATTCCCACGGACCATTCTTCAGGAACGTGCCGCCGGCGCCACTGATGTTCGGCGCAAAGAAGTTGGCGAGGCAGTGCACGCCGCTCGGGTCGATGTACAGCGCGGGGACTTCCTCAGTGCCCTTGCGCACCACGATTTCGATCGCGCCGTCTTGCTCGTTCGGCGCCAGCCGGAAGCGAATCAGGGCGTACTCTTCGTGGACTCCATCATCGCGGATGATGTTGCCGCTGATCTTGGCGAGGTTCCACCCGTCGCCCGATGTCCACTTCTTACCGAGTCGAAGGCCGAAGGGGTCATCATCATGCGCCACGCCTTCCATTTCATTCGTGGCGCGGCTGTACGGCCGGAAGCATCCGTGCGGCAGGAGAAATCCGTCTTCGTTGTCGACGTTCACTTCGGCCTCCGTCGAATCATCTCCGCCGCGGTCAACCTCCGGCGTTGCCCGTGTTCGGACGCGACCCCGCGGGGATGCGATTTGTTCGTGGTGCCCCACGCGCAGAGTTGACCCTTCGCATTAAGCCGATACCAGAACCCCATCACGGCGCACAGATACGCGCCATCACTCAAGGGGCCTTCGCGCGGACAGCGGGTCTGGCAGAGCGGGCACAACATGGGTGCCAATGGGTCATCGGCGGCGTTCCTGGTCTAATTTTTCCTGGATCAAGGATTCAATATCGGTTTTCCGCAGCGCGTTGCGTTCCTGATTTTCGATGAGCGTAATCAGTTTGGTATTCGAGGCCGTGTTGTCCTTAATCACCGTCATTAATTGGTCGGTCGTCACCTTCCACAATTCCGTGAACTGCTGGACGTCCTTGCGATAAAAGAGGAACATGAAGCCCGCGAGGATGCCCCCGATCCCGAGCGTGGCAAACCATTTCACGAATTCAGGGTCAAGCATGGGTCACAGTTCCGCTGCGGCGGGCTCACCCACGACCTTCACAAAGGACCCATCGCGCTGTCGCTCCGTTCGCAAGAGCGCCTGGTGATTACTCGTCGCCTGCGGATGCCCGGTGATTTCCGTGAGTCCTGGCGGCACCGGCGCCCCCGCTGCCGCGGGCCCCTCGATCTCCAGGACATAATCCACGACGCCGTTCGTGGTGCCGATAAAGAACCGCTTCATGGCCGCGTCACCACTTGGAAGCCGACCGTCGCAGAACTGCCCGTCGCTTGCCGCGTCGCCGTGATCGTCGTGGCATTCGTAAAGGCCAGGCGGATGGTGGCCGTGTCGAAACTTGACCCTTCGGCGCCCAGGTGCGTCAATTCGCTGCGGCTCGTGTCGGCCGTCGTAATGGTCGCGGTCTTCGACGATTCCGCTGCAAAGGCAATCGTGCCGCGTTGCACGAGTTCGACGACGCGCGCCGTCTTAAACGCAATCGGAATCGACCAGATCGAAAATGGATTGAAGCGCATGGGTTCAACTAATCCGGTTGACGTGCCCACTCACCATGACGACGTTCGCGGTTTCACAGAAGGCTTTGACGTCGCGGCCTGCCGCCCCGGTGCCGCTGAGCCGCAACCCTTGGACGATGGGATAGAGCCCAGCCTCGGGCGGGATGGTCTGCTCAATCAAGTCATCCGGGCTCGTGGTGCCCCCCCACTCGATCGTCAGCTTCTTTGCGGCCGTGTCCGTGTTGCTCGCCCACAACCAGAGCTCATCGAACACCGAGGCTGAGACGCCGGTCGAGTGCACCGTTGTCCCAGGCGTCGCCGTCGCCGCGACCTTAATCTGGCGTCCTCCGCCAGGCGAGCCAGACAGATGCACGGAGGCAATCATGTAAAACTCTCCACGAAGAATTTCAGTTGCTCGTCACGCTGCGCCGACCACTGCGAGGCACTCTCCGCGACCAGGAAGTTCCCTTGCACTTGGTTCGTGAGTGCGAGGGCGCCCGTGCGCAACGCAATCGGGTTTTCAACCGTATCTTGGTTGTGCTCGGCCGCCGTCATCAGGTGCCCGGTCGTTCTCGTGGTCGGTGTGACCCACGCCATAGCCGCCTCCCTAGAAACTTACGAACGTCGTCTCGCCGAGTTCCCCGCGGCCCGCCACGCCGAGTTCCCACCATTGCGGAAACCCGCTTGAGGGCGCCACGCCCCAGCGACACGTGATCCAGCAGCGCGCCGCCCCAAACACCCCCGCCGCCGGAGTGAGGTCCAACTCCACCCGCTGAATCGCGACGGCCACGGACGCCACGCCGGTCACGGCTTCACTGACGGTGACGACGTCCCCCGGGTCCCGCAGAAAGGCTTGTGTCAACAGTGTCGCATCGCGATTCGCAAAGAAGGTGAGTGACTGGAGTTGCTTGTCGAGGTTGCCGTACTGGGCCTGCACGTAGGTCGCCGCGCTCTGCCCGATAAACGGGTTGTCCTGATACGGCATGTCGATTTCGACACTCCGCTCCCCCTCCTCGCCTTCGGTGAACGTCTGCGGCCCGTCGTCGTAGAGGCCTTTCCCGCGAAGCTGCAGGAACGCCTCGCCCGCGCCATTCACGAGGTACACCGGCTGGCCGTGATTGTTCTGAATCGTGAACTTGGCGGTCGACGCAAAGGCATCCACCGAGACCGTTACGTTCGCGGTCGCATCTTCGCCGCTGCCATCCGGCATCGTGTTCGCGGCCCAATCGGTACCCGCGGTAAACACCGGCGGGAGGCCGTCGAAATAGCCGCCGATCAACCGGTCGGTTTGGTCCGGGTCGCGATAGTCGCCCCACACTTCGCGTGTTTCCCCAGGCCCCACCTTGATCGGCGTGCCGGAGGCCGCAAAGAGCACCGTCCCGCCGACCGTGTCCACCGTCTTCGGATGAATCGTCGCCTGCGCCCGGGGATACACGTTATCGAGCGACGAGGGCACCTCAAGGCCCGTCATGTAGCTATCGTCGAGTGTGAACACGCTTTGCGCCGTCGCGCGACTGTGCCGGTTGCGGTAGACGAAGGTCCCGTCGCCTTTCATAAAGACGAGCCCATACGAACTCTGCACGAGGTCTTTCAGGAGTCCACCCGCCTGCACGCCCCCGCGGATGTTGTCGAACGCAAAGGGAAAGACGTCGACGCCGTCATCAATGTCCCGGGCGAACGGCTGCGCATCGGCGGGCAACGCGTCAAGCACGGCCTCGATCAGCGTCGCCTCCGAGGCGTCCACATGCAGGGCCAGCTCGCGGATTTTAGATTCCATCAGATGGCTGAACGCGTCGTGCGCAATGACGCGAACCCGGCGAGAGAGCCGTTGCCCGGGCTCCGCCAGAATCGTCCGAATGCGCCCGTTGAACTTTTCATAGGTGGCGTTCCACGTGATCGTGCCGGTCGCTGGGGAGGCGGGTAGGGTCGGGGTCGAGAAAATGAACGGCAACGCCGCCTTGAACCCCCCCAGGTCCTCCAACTGATAGGTAAACGTCGACGCCCCTGTCACGGTCACTTGGAACGCGCCGTTATAGGCGGTCGGAGACGCGCCAGCGACCGTCACGAATTGCCCGGTGGTCAGACCATGCGGTGAAGAGGTCGTGACCGTGGCGGTCTTGCCCGAGCGGGTGAGCGAGGTAATCGACGCCGTCAGGGTGCCGTACAGCACCAATCGGACGCGAATCCCAAACGTCCACCCGGCCCGTTTGCTCGCATGATTCGGGGAGTAGTACCCCAGGACGCCGCCGCTGTTGCCGATGTCATTGCGGAGCGTGAATTGCAATTCTCCGACACCGGCGATGTTGTCATTCGGCCCGTTCCCGTCAATGCCGTAGAAGAGCCGGACGCCTTCGGGCGCAATCAGGTCGGGCGTCAGGTCTGACCACATCGTGGCCCCAGCCATCATCGCCTCGAGCTTGAAGCCGGCTTGGACGGGCATCAGTACCGGTACCCGGCTTCAATGAGCGCCGTCTTGTAGGGCATCACGAGCGCCCGCGGGAGGTCTTGCAATAACCGCCGAATGGCACAGAGCTCCGCATAGGAGGCAGACTCGGCCGCGCCTTCGGCCGCCGTCATGACCCGTTCACTGCCGTGCAACGTGGCGTAGGTGCCCGACCCGAAGTTGAGATAGCGCCCACCGGTGCCGCCGGCAAAACTGTTCTCTTCCGCTTGCTTGTTGATTTCCGAGGCATCCTGATCGCGCCGGTCGCGATACGCAGAATCGGACCAGTCGAAATCATCTTTCGGGCGCCACTGTACGCCGGCTTCGCGCGCTTCCTCTGGCGTCAGATAGCCGCCACGATCGCCGCCTTCGTTGTCGCCCCCACCGCCATCGTCCCCGCCGCCGCCGGATGATTCGAACGACAGCGGGATCGTGACGCCCTGGCGCATCATCGCCTCGAGGTCGCCCCAGCAGCCACGTAGCCGATTGAAGTCGACGATCCCCGTTTCGACCGCCTGCTTGATCGCCTCCGACAAGTCCATCAGCGCCGCATTGTCGCCGAGCGACGTCTGCAGGCGTTCGACTTCCCGGAGCACCGTCCGCAAATCGAGTGTCCCGGATTTCCGGAAGTCCTCGAAGGCTTCCTCAATCTCGTTGATCGATTCAAGGTTCTCGATTTTCTCCTGCAGAATATCGAACGGCTCGGTCATCCCCGAGAGTTCGCCGGCCGCCTTCTTCGCGGCCTCGGCGTTCGCCTCCAACTGTTCCCGATGCTTGTCGAGAATCGGCTCGAGGTCGGCCATCACCGCCGCGACGGCTTCAGGTCCTTGCTTCTCGGCTTGCCACAGCCGGTCGACCCAGACAAGCGCCTCTTCAGCGGTCTTGCCGGCGGCAATGAACGCGTCCTGAATCGCGACCGCTTGAATCGCCCAATTCCGCGACGCCCCTTCGGCGACCAGCCCGGCGACTGTGGCGAGTTGCCCTGATGTGAGTTCTTCCTCGAGCCCGCGCGTGAAATCCGCCGCGGTCTTCCGGCCTTGCACTTCCGCTTCAGACGGTCCGCCCGTGAGGGAGTGCCAGAGCTTGCCGGCCAATTTGCCAAGGCCCTCGATCGCCATGTTCACCATTGACGTGATGCCGCCCGAGAGCAGATTCCCGAATCCGGTAATCAAGCTGTCTCCGAGGTTCTCGAAAAGTCCCTTAAATCCGTTCCCGCCGCTCATCCCTTTCCACAGATCGCCGAGCCCTTGCGTGAACCGCGCAAAGAGCCCCGTCGATTTTTCCGCCGCCGCACCGGCGCGCTCTATATCAACCGTCATCCGTTGCAGGGACGGACCGGTCTTCGCCAGAATTTCTGCGGCAATCAGCCGCGCTTCTCCAGCCAGTTGCGCCGCGCCTTCGGCCCCCTTTCGGGCGGACAGGTCGAACTCATCAACGCTCACGCCTGCGATGCGAATGGCGTCCTCGACCTCTCCCAGCATCAACCGTGCGTCATTGAAATTCATCATCTGAGCGGCGTTGCGCGCGTCGCTCCCCATCTTCACGAGGGCGGCCCCGTTCCGCTGCGCCCATTCCGCGTTTTTTGCGAGGGTCTCTTTCAGTTTCTTGGTCTGTTCGTCGAGTTTACGGACTTCCTCAGCCGTGGGTCCGAGCTTGCCGAGACCATCAGCGAGTTGCAAGACGGCGCCAGAGGCCGCGATAGACCGCGACCGCAATTCCCGAATCTTTTCGAGTTGCTCTTCCAGCGAGGTATCAGAGATAGGCACCCCCTCGAGAAAGCCAGACGTCGCGCGCGTCTCGGCGACCGCTTTCTGAGCGGCGGCCAGGTCTTGCATGTCGAGCGCGGCCGTCTCGGCGGCCTTCGCCAGCCCACCGAGCGCCCGACTGAACACCCCCGACTCATTCGCGCCGGCCGCCATCTGCGTCACGATGTTGCCGACGCTCGTTCCCAACCGCGACAGTTGATCGATGACCCCGAGCTGCACCTCGCCCAATTCCGCCGTCTTTTTCTCGGCGGCCTCCATCGCAGCCTTATAGAACGCCAATTTCTTTTCGGCGTCCGTCAGTTCACTTGAGGTTTTGCCTAGCGTGGCGGCGTACTTTTCGTTCGCCTCGCCGACTTTGACGGTCAGACCGAGGTTGTCAAGAATCAGCGGCGACGATCGGCCGAGCGCCGTGATCATGTCGTCGAGTGACTTCGTCGCATCCTGCCCCATTGCGCGGCCGAGCGTGACAGCGGCCTTCGACAGCGTGCCCATCTCTTTCGTGGTGACGGGCAGGCCGAGCAACATCGCCTTATTCGCCGACTGCATCAACTCAAGATCGGACACCAACCCTTTCGTCGCGCCGCGGGTGATCGACAACATTGCATCACCGGATTCCCCGATGCTGTCCGTCAAGCGATCGAACGACCCAGAGATCGCGGTAAACTTCGCGCCATCGGACGCCGCCTGCACCAGTGCGCCGCCCACTTTCTGGACCGCGGAAAACGCGAGATTGCCGAGCGCGGTACCAAAAAACGCGCCGACCGCGACGGCCTGTTTCCCTAGAAAACTCGTCGACTCACCAGCCGATCGCGTCGCCTTTTCAAGCCCTGCAAAACTGTGTTCCCCGTCGATGCCGAGCGCGCGAATTTTCGCGTTCGCTTCTGTAAAGATGACGTTCGCTCGCGACTGTTCCGCAGCAGTGAGTTTTGACACGCCACCAACGGCCTCGATCGCCTTCTCCATCAAATGGGCTTCCTGAATAATCTTCCGGCCGGTAAAGCTATTGCCCATCTGATTGAGTTGCTTCTCGAGCGAGCCCGAGACCGTGCCGAAGGACTTCAGTTGCACCTCCGCTTTCGCGACGGCGCTTTGAAACGAACTGAGATCCGCGGTAAATGTGGCTCGAACCGCCATCAGTTTTTGTTCGCCTTCTCGACTTCCTCAATCAGCACGGTGTATTCGTCCTCGCTCAACGCCCGCACGTCGTCGAGCGTCCAATTCATGAACCGACAGAGACTAAGTTCGGTGACGAGCTCGGCTCGCCACTCCGGGCGTTTTTTAAGTCGTCATCCGCTTTCTTCTGGGCCGTCGCGTGTCGCTCAATCGCGTCACTGATTTCTTCGAAGGTCTCTTCGTCCAACTGATCGAGCGCCGCGGATTTCTTCCCGTCCGTATCGATGGCGACCGGTTTATCGCTGGCGTCCTTGAGCGACCACTCGAGCAGGTACGCCATGACCTGGGCCTTGCCACCCATCGCGTCGTAGTTCGGCGTCATCCGCCCGTTCCCGCGAAACTCGCTGACGACAGCGACCTCGGCGCGCTTCTTTTCGCCGATGGAGAGCCGCCGCTTGATCTCAATCCAGTCGCCCTCCGACAACTCCAACCGGAGCGACTCCGGCTGCACAAATCGACAGCGTCCCATGTGCTACGTCCTTTCGCACGGGCCCACCATGACCATCATGGTTTCGCCGTGATCGGCCATCCCTCGCACCGGCCATTTCACCTGTGCGGTCCCGGTGACTGTCCGTGTCGCGGGGTCGACCGAATCGAGCGTCAGGACGAGCGTCAACGGCGCCTGACTGAGCCGGAACACATCGCGAGAGACGACGGCCGCGGACACTTGCCCGCCCTCCACGCCGGACCCCGCGAAGGTCCACGCGCCCAACTGTGCGGCGACGTGGTACCCCCACTTGATCGAGGCGCGAGCCCCGCGAATCCCGAACGTATTCCGACTCAGTTCCATGCATCGTCCTAACTAATCAGGGCCAGTTACGACCCCAGCTGCCGTTAGCCGCAAACGTCCCGTTCATGGTCACGGCGCCAGACACCGGCACTTCCATCGAGGCGTCGACCCACGCCGGCCCGTAGAAGTAAATCGCCAGCGCATCGGTGGAGAAGTACAGATAGAGCTTGGCCCCATCGGCGGATTCCGACGCGTCGAACAGCCGATCGTCGGCGTGATCGACGAAGCCGGTGATCGTGCCCTGGAGATCCGGCAACCCCTGCACGTAGGTTTTGTTGGCGTCCCCGAACGAGGTCGTTTCTGCGCGGTCGGTCGCCCGATTGAGCGTCCAGCCGCTCATCGTGGTCGTGACCGCCGCAGCGGTGCCGGTGGTGCTCAGCATCACGCGGCCACTCTTGCCGTGATAGCGCGACATACGGTTACCCTCCGACTGCTACGGCCGCGGGCGCGATGTCCCACTGCAGCAGCGTTTCAATGTCCCCGATCACCGTCTGCGCCCTATGCGCCCACGATGCCTCGGCTACACAAGCCGGAAGGGCCTCCGCGATCTGCGCCCGGCCGGCATCGTTCGCCAGCCATAGTCGAATCAGCGCCGCGGCCTCGGTCGGACTCCGGAAGGTCGGCACGAGGTCGCCGAACACTTCAGGGACTTCCGCCCGGAAATCGCTCAGAGAAAAGGCCCCACACGCGGCGAGTTCATACGCGCGGGGGTTTAAGGATTCAGCGTGCGTAATGGAGGGCGCTCGGCGGCCCCATCCGATGGAGGTCCGATAGAGGTTGAGCCCAATCTTAGCGCGCCGGTACAACGCCGCCGCCATACGGTTGTCGACCTGGCCGCCTCGCACGTACTGGCGTAACTTACTCCGCGAGCCAAGCGCATCCCACGTGCCGTACAGGGCGAGAGAGATGCCGGTCCAATCAATGGATTCGAACCACGTGATGCGCTCATGAAACGCCGAGCCGACGAAGACGACGTCGTACGCGGGGACCTCTTCATCGCCAGGCTGCAGGCCGGGTCGATGCCGGTCGGGATGCCACGCGTGCGGCACATAGCCGCTACAGGGGTTCACGGCCCGAAACGTCTTGACCGACGAGCGTTCGTTCGTCCAGCACCCATCAACAATCTGCGCCCGGGCCAGTTCCTTCTCAATGTCGTACGGCGACTCGGTAAAGAGAATGAACACCTTCAACCCGGCGCGCTTCATCAGATGGATCACGTTCGGGTGAAAGAACATCGCCGACACGATGAGCACGGCGTCGACCTGATGCCGGAGCGCCGCATCGAGCGCATAGATGGAAGCGTTGTATTGCACTTCCGCGTGCGTCGGTTTCGGCGGCACCTCGCTGCCCGCGCGCTTCGCGAGCTTCGCGAGTCGGCGCCACGCGTGATTGAGATACGCCGCCGCGTTATCAATGCGCGCCGCCAGCGAGTAGGGAATCACTTCGACCCCGTGCTGCAGCAGGCCATGGCACAGGCCCGCCCACACATCCGCGGTCGACCACGAGGCCCCCGGATCGACGCACAGGAACCGAGGCCGCCTCGTACTCATCGAAGCGCCCGACTGAGATAGCCCCATGCCCCCGCGTATGATTCAAGCAACTGCGTGGTGCTCATCCACGGGGTGTACGGCAGAATCACCAGCTGAATCCGGCGTTCCTCGAGCCACGCGCGCGTGAGGCCCATTTGCTGCAGCAACGAGTCGCCCTGCCAGTCAGAGCCGTGCACGACACAATCCGCCCCGCTGTGTAGAATCGCCACGCGGCTGTTCTCGTCGCCGCTGTTCACGATGGCGCGGTCCACGAGTCGGCACGATTCGAGCACCGCCATCCGGTCGGCCAGGGGCATCAACGGCCGGCGCTTGTAACGGGCCGCAAAATCATCGGTGTTCAGGGACACGACGAGTTCCCGCGCAATGAGCCGCGCCGCCGCAAAGAGCGCGAGATGACCGCGGTGCAAGCAATCGAACGTCCCCCCGAGATACGCCCGTTCGAAGGGCTCTTCGCGCCCAAGCGCCCGCAAGCGGTCCTGAATCGTCATAGATGCGAACACCGGTAGTACCGATGAGTGACGCCATCGAGCGACACGCGTTCCGCCACAGCATCAACCCGCCACCCCGTGACCATGAGGTCGTGATCGAAGTCCTCGACCGTCGCGGTCCAGAGCGCAATCTGTCCGGACCCGTCACCCGGAATGATGTCGACGAGCAACCGCTCCCCGACGCGTCGGAAGGCTTCGAGGTAGTCGTGTCGCTGTTCGAAGGGGATGTGTGTGAAGACTGAAAAGCAGCAGATCCACTCACAGCCGCCGAGCCAACCGTCGAGCGCCGAAGGCCCGTAGCCCTTGATGTGGTACGCCGTCAGTCCGCGCCGGTGGGCGTACGCGACCGCGGACGGACTGATATCCAAGCCGATGTACGCCGCACAGAACCGTTGCCACCGCCCAGTCCCACAGCCAATGTCCAGCACGCGCCCCATGAGCGGGAGCGCGACACCGAGCCGCTGACAGGCATCAATCAGATCGCGGCAGTCCATGACCGGCGCCGCGCCCGTGATGATGGGCACCATCTCGACGCCGCGCGACCAGTACCGCACGTCGTCGTCATCGCGCCCCGCCGCGTTCGGTGCCGGCAAGATGGAGAGTTCCGGCGGCGCCAGATGCGGCCACTCCTCCCGCGGGGGCCCGTTGACGATGTGCAGCTGGTCTCTAACAGCGGACATACAAGACTCCCGGGCACCCGACGACCCGCGCACCACTGCGCGCAGCGCCTTCGATAAACTTGCCGTCCGCCGTCTGGCTACTATCGGGCCAGCCCGTCGCGAGAAACGTCTCCCGGCGCACGAGGAACCCGCCGACATCCACATGCCCCACCCGCGGATTCGGCGGCATCGGCGCGAACCCGAGCAGGTCATACAACCAGCCACAGAGCGCCAGATCCCCGCCGCTGTCCCGCTCGAGCGCGGCCACCATTTCCGCCAGCGCGGTCGGCACGTAATAGGCGTCATCCTGGGGAAAGATGAACGCGTCCCCGGTCGCCCACCGACGCGCCGCCTCTTGCTTCACCGAGTAGCCCCAATCGCCGACCCGCGGCACTTGACGCACGTGCAGGCGCGGGTCCGATTTCAGATCGCGGACATGCCAGGCCACACACCCGTTCACACTCTGATCAAGAATCCAGAGCTCCCAATCCCGATGCGTTTGAGCGATGAGCGACCAAACGAGAATCGGCAATCGCTGCGGACGATCCGAGACGCAGATGACACTCACCTTCATTCGGCGTCCCCGATCGCAAAGCCGTGTCGGCGGAGCAGTTCCACCAACCGCCGCCGCATCCGTGCCCGTCGCTTGCGGGCAATCGGGATGATCACCGGCGGGTCCGCGGCCGGCATCCGGCCACGATTCGCCCCCTTCGCCGTTTGGCGATTCCCGGTCCCGAATTCGTAGAGATGGGCATGCGGGGCCGCGCTGACCACCGCGCCGACCAGCAATTTCGAATTCGGAAATTCCACCCGGACGCGCCGCGCCATCGTGCCGGTTTTCCGGCCGTAGCGTTGCGTGATCTCCACGGCCGCGCCGGTCGTTTCTTCCTGCACGATCGCCAGGCCTTCCGTACGCAAGGCCTCGGGGAGCGCCTGAAACTCCCGCAGGAAGCTATCGAACCCGTCCCAACGGATGTGGGCGCTCATGCCGCCACCGTCCGGTCAATCAGCGCCCGCAACCCGACCAGCATCTGCCCTGCGCGATCGACCCACGACGCCCGTTCTACGCAACTCGGCAACGCGGCCGCGAGGAGTAAGCGCCCCTCATCCTCAGCGAGCCAGCGACGTATCAGGGCTTCGGCTTCGTGGGGCGTGCGGAACGTCGGCACGAAGCGCCCGAACACGTCCTCGACTTCCGACCGGTATTCGCTGATGGTGAAGGTGCCGCAGGCCGCGAGTTCGTACGCGCGCGGGTTCAAGGATTCTGCCGAGACCGCGACACGGTCCCACGTGCGCGCCCGGTACAGGTTCAGGCCGATCTTGGCGCGACGATAGAGCGCCGCCGCATAGGCGTTCTCAATCTCGCCCTCGTGACACCGTGCCTCTAAGGCCGGCGAGAGCCCGAACCCCTGCCAGATGCCATACAGCCCCAGGTTGATGCCGCTCCAATCGATCGCATTGAAGAAGGCGCACCGTTCGGGGAAGCCCGCCCCGACAAAGACCACGTCATGCGCGGGCGCGTCCTCGTCATCGCCGAGCGGCGTCGTGTGATGACGCAATGGATGCCAGCCGTGCGGGAGGTAACTCGTGCGCGGAAACGACGCGGCCGCCGAGCGTTCATTCGTCCAACTCAGATCGCACAGCATCGCGACTTGCAGTTCGCGGTCGTGCTCATACGGCGTCTCAGTCAGGAGCGCCGCCAGCGGACGGCCCACCCCTTTCAACTTCCCGACGAGCGATACACTGCGCGCGGAGACGACCACGATCACATCCACCGGATGGGTGGCCGCCGTGTCGAGCGCCATCTCGGGTCGACAACGCACCACGTCCACACCGTTCGCCTGGAGCCCTGCCGCAACGCCCGCATAGACGTCCTGTTGCCCTGGCCCATCGCCGGGGTGCACGAGGAGCACTCTCATTGCGGCGTCACCACTTCCTCACAAAGCAAGCGGAGATACCGACTCTCGTGATCGATGTTCTGGATGCCCTTCACGTAGTACCGATGGGTGACGTTGTGCCGATCGACAAACGTCAGCCGCGTGTTGAACGAAATCTGCGGGTGATACCGCGTCTCAACGATGGCCGAGATGCGATGCTCGTCGATGACCGTGGGCGCGTCGGGCCGAATCGCGACCCGAATCCGCGACGGGGTGTAGACGAGCGGCGGCGCGTCGCCTTCGCCCTGGTCGAGATCAACCCACACCATAACTGCACTCCGGGTGAATCCAGCGCACGCGCCCGACGAGCGACCAGCAGGCCTCAGCCGCTTTCTGCGCTGAGGTCGGGTCGCCTCGCTGCCCCTCGAGGCCCGTCAAAAACACCTTCAGCCCCGCCTTGATGAGCGGGGGCACGGAGGCAGCCGACGTCCAGCCCACGACGTAGGTGATTTCCACGCCCATCAACCGATCACCCTGCAGGCTCGGCCAGGACTTGCTTGGGGCGCGAAGAATCCGCCCGGGCCGGCTGACCGTGTCGACGAGATAGTCCGTGGTCGCCAGCGTTTGCAGCGTGCCAGCGGTGTCGTAATACTTCACGACCGGCGCGGTCGACGGATTCGCCAGGGCATCGTTCTGCAGCGGCCACGCCATCGGGAGCCACATCACATCGAAGAACCGCGGAAAGGTCGCCTGCCATGTCTGTGTAAGGAGGCCGTGCCCGAGATAGTCCTCCGCCGCATCGCGCGCCGCTCTCACGCAATCCTGTACCAGCGCGTTGTCGTCCTCCTGATGGAGGATGAGCTGCGCCTTCGCTTCATCCAGCGAGAGCGGTTCACCGGTCGGCGCCACGGTGCGAATCCACTCGACCGACATCACTTCCGCCGTCCCCGCTTCAACACGGCCTGCTCCCGCGGGCCGATCGTGGCTGTCTCGGGCTCGTCGGCCACAAGTTCAGCGCGACCCTCCGTGACCCATGCCTGCATCTGCGGTGTGAGTTCAGGAACCGTGATGATTTGCCCGGCCTGAAATGGCAGCCCGGGCACTTGTGAGGCCGTCGTCATCAGAAACCGTAAAACCATTCGCCCCCCTTTTGTTGGCGAACTCCGCCGCCGCAGACCCAGCCACGGCGGCGGGAACGTGGTTCGCGACGGAGTTAGGCGGTACCCTCCGCAGGCCAGTGATGCTGTTCGGCCTGGGTGCCGCTCGGTTGCGTGACGGGCCGTACACCCTTGGCCCCGTACTGAATGATCACGATGATGTCGATGGTGGTCGTGGTGCCGCGGGTGACGACATACTTCAAGAACTGTTCACGCGGCCGTACCACATTGACGATCAGCGGAGAATCCGTCGCGTGATCGCCGACCTTGGTCCCGGCGAGATCGGCGTACGTGCCACCCGAGGTATCGCACTGCGAGACCCGAAAGTTGTTGTTCGTCGCTGGTGACCCGAGGCGGCAGATAAAGAGCGCACTCTCGAATCCGGCCATATCGAGCGCCGCACCCGTAATCGTGCTGGTCCCCGTGGCAACCGCGGCGACCGTGGTGATTTTGCAATCGTGCAACACTGGCGTTCTCCTGTGAAAAGCGGCGGGGAGGCCGGAGCCTCCCCCGCCAGTGTGGGTTAGGCCTGCTGCATGTACTTGACCGGGTTGGTCCCTGCATTCAGCAAGTCCCCGTCGTGACGGCTGAAGGCGAGAAACGCGACCTGGCCGAGTTCTGCAAACCGCTCATCTAAACGCAACAGCGTGAAGTCCCGCACGTCTCGGACGATGTACTTCGAGAGGTCGCCGAAGATGACTTTCTTGGCGGACGATCCCGGCACTGCCATCGACTGATTGATGGTGAAGGGATAGCCGAGAATGAGATCCGGCTGTCCACCCACGAGGCTCGGCGACCACAATGGCACACCAGTCGTATCGCCGGAGTACTGCAAGACCTTGATCTTCTTGATGGTCTTGAGGGTCGTGTCGTGCAACATGAACCGCGCGCCCGTCCGATACTCCGGATCGATCGCGTGCACGAGGTCGACGAAGTTGTCGTATGTGGGCGGGTCCGCCACGGAGGTCACACCAGACGCCGCGGCATCCACGATGCCTTTCGGCTGACCGGTGCCGTTGCCCGTGGTGAAATGGTCGTTGGTGATGCGCCCGATCCGGTTCGCAAGGGCTTGACCAAGGAACTCGTTCACATTGATCGACGAATCCTGAATGAACTCGACCGACGCCAGGATGTACTTCGACGTGTACTTGTAGGCGTCGAGCACGAGCTGACCAAAGGTCATTTCGAGCTCGTTCTGGGTCGTGTTCTCCGCGATGATCTCGCCCTTATTGGCCGTGTCGTTCGTGGTCGGAATCGGCAGCGGCCCGCCGGTCGCGGTGCGAATGACCGTCGCCACCGACCGCACCCCGCCGAACGCCAATAGCGCCACTTCCATCGAGCGCATCATTTCGTCCGCGACCGTGTACCCTCCGGTCGTGGTCGTCGATTGCGCCCCCGTCAGCGCCGCGCGCTGTTCGGTGTATTTCTGCTGCCACGCCCGGACCCCGTCCGGAGAGGCGTCGCGCATCGCGGGCCCGAAGGAGAGCCGCATCCGCTTCGAACTGAGATTGAGGCCGCACCGCTGCGCGACGGCCCGCTGCTGGTCACTGATCGGCTCGTCCGGGGCGCCGGCCAGCATCCACGCGCGAAGGTCTTCCGTGCGGTCCTGCTCCGTGACCGCCCCGAAGTACCGCGGTTCCCCGCCCTTCGGAGTCGTCGGGTTGGGCTCGGTGCGTCGGCCTGAGCTGGCCGCCGCCGCTTCCTGCCGCTCGTGCATCTTGATCGCCTTGGCGATCTCGTCTGCGGCGTCGTGCAGTTCGTTGAACTTGCCCTCTTCCTCGGCGGTCGGCTTGCGTTTTTCGTCCACTGATCGCTTCAGCCATCCGTCGCCTTCGTTGATGAGGCGGGCGCGTTCGTCGATGAGCTCCTGTTTGTTCACTGTCCTTCTCCACTCGCCTGAAGGACAGCCGCTTGTATGTGTGTGTGATTCGCTGACAGGCGAAAGGGCGGAGCCCGCAGGCGATAACGTGTGACCGTTTCGCCGGCTGACTCCGCCCCGCGCCGAGGCTTGTCGGCCTGATGGAACGCCGTGCGTGGCGAGCGTCTCGCCACACCACACGACGCCTGAATTTTAGGTAGTGTGCCGCGAACCGTCGCGGGTGTCTATTTTTGAGATACGAAAATGGTCGAGTCGTTCGCGGATGACCGCGGACAGGTCGACCCCACGTCGGACGGCCTCAATACTCAAGGCATCATGCAGCGGCACCGGGATCCGGACGGACACCGACACGGGAGGCTCACGAAACAGCCGAGGCCGCCCGCGTTGCCGGTCGCTCATCGCCGCGCCGCACTCCGCTTCGCCAGGAGTTCCTCCCGCAGCCGTGCCACCGTCAACCCGCACTCGACCTGATACCGCTCGAGCGACCGCTTCGCAATCGTGACATCGGTCGCCTCATACGCGGGAAAGGTCACGACCGAGACCTCGGAAATCCGCATGTCGGTCACTTCTCGAATGAGTTCGCCCTTTTCTAAGTGCCAGTCATCGCTCAACGTGCTGAATTCGAACGACATACCGTCCACGTCGCCGCGCCGAAGCGATTCCATGATGTCTTTCGCGTAGGACGTGCTCGGCGGGTCAATATCGACCTGTAAGCCCTGGCGCGTCTTGCGAAGCTCCAAGGTGCCCGCGGTATTCCGCCCGAGCACCTTCGAACTGTCGTGATTGACGAGCGCCCGCACGTCAAGGCCTTCATTTAAGGTCCGGTCCACGGCGCTCGGCTTGATGATTTCGCGGAACCCGCCGAGGTTCACCGACAGCAAATTGAACACAATCGCGAGCCCACGAATACGCGCCCGGTCATCCACGTCAATCCGGACGGACCCATAGGCCCGCGCCATGCGACGCTCAGTCTCCGGCAACATAGGAAATCGCCTCTTTCTGCACGGCATCGGCGAGCGCGTGCGGCCGTTCAGTTTCCCATCGTGTGAGGGTGCGCTCAAGCAGGCCGTGATATTCGTCGGGGTCCGCATCGGCCACAGCCCGGAGTTGCGTCACCGATTCCCGAATATGTGCTCGCACCAGCGTCCGCGCGACGGCTTCAGAGTCATCGAACCGCTGCAGCCAGGCGAGATGCGCCCGTACCGCCGGGATGAGTGCCTCCACACACGTCTGTTCGTGCAGGCTGTAGAACGACTCCGCCCACTTCCGGAGTTTCTCCGGCGTCGCCTGGTTGCGCCGCGCCTTCTCGGTTTCGCGCTGCACCATGCGGGACATGACGTCGGCGATCAGCGCCCGATGGGCGGCAATTACGCCCACCATACGCGCCCGCTCGACTTGGCGCCGTTCCTCAATGAGTTGATTCGCGGCCTGCTGCGCCTGTTCCGCGATGCCCTTGTCGCGCTCGGCGGCTTCGGCGCGTTGGATGGCCGCTTCGCGTGCGGCTTCGGCTTGCCGTTGCGTGTTTTTGGCCTCGACTCGCAACGCAACCTCGGCGTCGCGCTGGCGGTCCACATCGGCAGTCTTCGCCGCGGCCGCTTCGATGTCTTTGATGTAGTTCGCTCGTGTATCGGCGTGTTCCGCGCGTTCCCGCTCTAATTCCTCATTCGCTGCATTAAGTTTCCTGAGCAGATTATCCGCACGGTGAACCTCGCCAGCGTAGTCGTCTAACGTCGCCGTATATCGTGACTCGAGGTCGCCGTAACGAGCCGTCGCCGCCGCTGAGTCACTCGCGGCTTTGTCTCGAGCGATCGCGTGCTCGGCTTGCTCGGCTGCGAGCGCCGTCTCTGCGCCGGCGAGGAGTTCCAGCGTATGCGTGTGATCAGCGCGCGCCGCGTCGCGTTCAGCCTCGGCCTGCGTTTGCGCCGCTGACAAATCGTCCGCCCGCTGTTCGGCCTGCCGCCGGGCGATGTCTTTCTCCGTGTTGTCCGCCACCAACTGCTCGAGCCGCGCCCGCATGCTTTCCATGTCGGGGTCGGGCTCGTCTTCCATCTCCATCGTCGATGACGGTGGAGCCGGTGCCGGCGACGGTTCCTTCAACTTCGCGATCTGCGCGTCCCAATAGGCCTCCACCTTACTGAGCGGCATCATATTGAGCGGCACAAAGGCGATGTCTCCGCCTGCGACCGGATTCCGATTCGACAGTGCCCGAATTTCGTTCGGCGTCCCCGCACCGATGTTGAACTCAGACGATTGCAGTTGCGCCCGGCCCGCCGAATCACCACGGAGAAACCCTTCCGTGACGTGCTCGATGAATTGCTGATTGCGCTCCAGCGGCGAAATCAGTTTCATCGTCAATTCCTGCTCCCACGTCTCGAGCCAATGAATCAACGTGGTCTGCAGATATTCGATGTTCTGCTGCTCAATGTTCGAGAAGGTCGCCCTCGAGAGGTCGCCGATTTTATGCGGGGGCACGTTGAACCAGCGCGCAATGTCCGTGACTTGAAACTGCCGCGTTTCCAGAAATTGGGCATCATCGGGCGGAATCCCCAGGCGCACGTATTTCATCCCTTCCTCAGCGATGATGAAACGGTGCGCGCGGTCCACACCCTGATGGCCCGCGTTCACTTTCTTCTCGAAATTTGCTTGCGCGGTCTCGCTCATCGTTTTGGGGTGTTCGAACACGCCCCCGAACGACGCCCCGTTCCCAAAGAACTTCGCCCCGAATCGCTCGGCGGCCATGCCGAGCCCGATGGCATCCCGGGCCATGCGAATCACCGGATACCCTTGCAACCCGTCGTACCCCATGCCGGGGATGTGCAACATGCGAAACGGTGCGAGGGACACATCCGGTTTCCCCGCATTCGTCACGCGATACCGAATCTGCCCGGCCTCCCGTTCCACCGTCACGCGGTCTGGCGTAATCTGCCACAGTGCGATCGGCCGATCACCTCGGTCGCGCTCAATCTCCGCGTACCCGTTCCCCCAACTCAGCGCGTGCGCCTGGAGCGTGCGCCGGAACGTGATCGAGGTCGTTTCCGGATTCGGGGCGTCATGGAGTAATCGATACAAGGGATGCGCCTCGTACCGTTCCGCGTTGCCGTCCTTCCGTCGAAAGAGGCAGAGCGGCAGCGTCGCCACATCCCCGGAAATCAGATTGATGGCCGCCCACACTGACGAGAGGTTCAGGGCGGTGTGTTCGGTAACGGAGATCCCCGTCGCGGTTGACCCACCCCCGAAGATGCGCGCCAGCTCCTTGTCTTTCGAACTGTACGGCCCCAGGAAGATCGAGCGAATAAATCGCTGCACAAGCGACGGGCGTTCCGGTCGGATGAGTTCGTAGCGTGACATCAGCGGAAAACGCGCCGGTTTTCAGCATCGCGCTCGATGCCGTCCCAGCGATAGATAACAACACCAAAGTTCGGGACTGTGCGGCCATCGACGACACTGAAGCCGTATTCAGGCCGATGCTCAGGGGTGCGAACCTCAGTCGCATCGGCCGCGACATCTATCGGCAACACCTGATCCCCGCGAATAATGACGGCGTGGTCCCGCATCAGAAGATCAACGGCCCGCGCGTCTCATACACGGACGGCCCCTCCACCGGTTGCCGAATCGCACAGAGCACGGCATTCGCCAGCGCCGCGATCCCGTCAATCTTTTCGCTCGACTTCTCTTTGTCCAGCCGCAACTCTTTATTGCGCCCTTCCCGCACGACGGCGTTCGCGGCCATCCACGCGAGAATCGGGTCGTTGCCGTGACACAGCAGGCCCTCGACCACCCAATCGGCCAGCTTCCGAATCGCCTCATTGAGCGCGAACCCTTGCGGAATGTCGGTACACGTCAACCCCGCGCCGGTCCAGTGCAGCGCCAGCATATGGGCAAAGCGTTTGTCGTACCCGAGTTCGCGCACTCCGGACGCGCGGCAGTCCTCGATCACGGTGGCTTCAATCACGTCGGCGTCGGTCGTGTCGCCCTCGGTCACGGTCAACAGGCCGGAGCGTTCCCATTCGGCGTACTGGCGATTCGGGTACTTCTCGAGCGCGGCCCGCGGGAGCCAGTACCGCATCTTGAGTCCCACCCGCCCATCGTCGAGCACGGCGATGCGGGCTTCCGCCGAGAGGTCATCGGACTGCCCGAGGTCGACCCCGGCGAACACGTCCTCCGCGCTGAGCCACTCCTCCTCAGTAATCGCCGGCTGGCAGGCATGCCACTTCGCCATATCGAAGAACCGCGTCACAGCCTGGGTCCAAACGCAGAAGTTGAGCCGAAGCACGGTGTTGGTTTCGACGGGAATGTTGCGCGCCAGAGCAACTTGGCGCGGCAGATAGTCAGGATCAAGCGACACCACAAGATTCGGGTTCGCCTTGATCCAGCAGGATTGGTCGACGAGCGGGTCCTCCCCTTCATCCAAGGTACACACGTAGGCGAACCACTGATCGTCCTCCAGTGTGCCTTCCAGCATCCGCCGCGAATGCTCGTGATGCTGCCAGCAGATCGTGGTCCGGTCGTACCCGCTATTCGTGATTTCGATGAACAACGGCTGGCGACGTCGCTTCGCACCAGCCCGGATCTTGATCGAAATTTGCGGGGAGGCGTGCTCGTGGAGCTCGTCGAGCAAGGCCATGTGAGGCCGCGGGCCCGACTTCGCGCCCGAATCCCTTGAGAACATCCGGAAGAACGACAGCGACGGCTCATGGGCGATGTTCCAGACGTGATCCCCGCCTGAGAAGTGCAGTGCGTCTTCCAGATCCGGCGACGCCTTCACCATCCGCACCGCATCACGAAAGAGAATCGTCGCCTGGTCTTGGTCGGCCGCCGCGGCGTAGATTTCCGCCGCCCGTTCCCCGTCCATCAGGAGCCCGTACAACCCGACGCCAGCACACATCGGGGTCTTGCCGTTGCCCTTCCCGACTTCAATGTAGGCTTCGCGGAACCGGCGCCGCCCGTCTGCTGCCACCCAGCCGAAGAGCGACCCGAGAATGAACGCCTGCCACGGCTGCAGCAGGAACGGGAGGGGTTCCCCGTCGCCGTCCAGCATGTCGGGCAACCGGAGCACCGTCTCAAAGAATGCCAGGATGTGATCCGCGCGCGACTCGTCGAAGTGGAACCGCGCTTGCTCTCGGTCGCGGAGATGCCGCTCACACGCCTTGCGAACCAGCGGCCCGGCAACAATCGGCTCGCCGGCCTCAAGGTCCCCGAGCACACGCCGGGCGTACAGATCCACCCGATGGGTGAACGCTGACCAGCGACTGCCGGTAGCGACCGCCGTCTGCGTCTGCTTGCGGCGTTTCATTTGACCCGACTAATCGCCGGCCGCTGCGCCTGGAGCGCCTCGAGGGCGCTCTTCGGTTTCTCCTTGTCATCTGCTACACGAACCCGTGAACGCGCCGCCGGGGTCAGACCGAACTCCACAAGGTACTGACGAATCGCCATGTGGCCCTGTCGAAGTTGCGTGACCTGCTTAGCGAGCACCTGTTGCAGTTTTACAACCTCACCCACCGCTTGCACGAGCTCGGGCCCTTCTAAATCGCGGATGGCTTTCTTCAGTTCTGCCGACAGTTTCCGGATTCTGGAATTGTCAGCCTTGACGGCTTCCGTTTCAGCGAACAGCTGCACGTATTGGTAGAGCGCGGCATCGTCAACCTTGGTGAGTACGCGCGACGTCGAGAGCCGGTCGACCATGCGCGTCCATTCTGCCTTTGCCTCTCCGGTGAGCTGAATAGGCGACTCCGGGGTAGAGGATGGCGGCGCCGGATGCTCAATCCCTTCATGCCGATCTGGCCGGAAGGTGCCGTGAAGTTGATGAACCTGTACCGTCTTGGCATTGCGACCACCGGAGCGACCAGGCACACCGGCCATTTACGCGGCTCTCCCGAGCATCCGGGCCTGCCGCTTCCCGGCCGCACGCTTGCAGTTGCAGGAATAGTGCGCCGCGCGAAGGTTCGAATCCTCGTCAGAGCCACCATCGACGAGCGAGATAACATGGTCGGCTGTGCCGGACATGCGATTCGGATGCAAGAGTAGTGAATCGATCGGCTTCTGACACAACCAACACACCCACCCATCGCGCGAGCAGATGCCACGCCACCGGCCAAACCGAGCTCTCCAGCCGCGGGCACGCCTCTTTTCAGACGCCATACGTCGACGTTGACGCAATCTCTCCCCACGTTCGGTCTTATCGAGCGCCTTTGCCTTCGCACAGGCGACTGTTCGACTAATTTGGCAGGATTGGCTACAACAGACAGTTGACGAGAACCGAGGCTTAAACTCCCGCCCACAAGACACGCATGACTTGACGCGCAACGGCTTTCGACACTTCCGGCAATTCGCCGAACGGCGATTCTTGACCAACCCACACGCGCACAAATCAGATGCCATCACACGGTTTCATTCGCTGACTGCGCCGACGAAAGAC